TCATACAACCAACTCCATAAACTGTCCCAGAACTTTTTTATTCAATTTTTTGATCTTGAGACTTTTTACAAAGGCACTTTTGATCTGTGACTTTGTGGCATCTTCGGCAACTTCAAATTCAGAATCTTGTGAGAGAGTGGATGCAGAAAGTCCAAAGTAGGCATCATAACTTGAATCTAAAATATTTAGACTCCGATTTTTCTTCCAATCAGATAAAATTTTATTATATTGAGGAGATAATTTGTTGTAATAAAGATTCACAAAATTAGATGTATCACGATTCTGAAGCACACGAATACCGATCATATTAACTGTTGGAAACTTGTCCTTGAGATTTGATATCAAAACTTCGGTAAATTTATGATATTCACATCCAAACTTATAATTCGTTCCGATCTTACGATCACGAAGAAAAGTTTGTCCAGGAGAAATACCACGAACACCAATATAAGGTTCAGATCTACGTTTGACTTCAATATGATAAGGAAGGCAGTTTGCCTCACCATCAGTCAGAACTACACACTGAACTTTTTGAAGTTTATTTTCTCTCTGAAAATTAGGAAGAATTTGGTGTAGGGAAATCAGTGCCTCATTCAGTGGAGTGCTGGAAAGATATAATCGAGTTGGAGCAACATATCTACATCCACACCCATATGGATTACGAAGAGCAATAGTCAGTCTCCAAATATTGAGCATCTGATGCTCCAGAGTTTTCATATTTACTTTACTTGTAAGAAGATTCAGTAAAGAAAAATCATCAGCAACATAAATCAATCCTTCTCGTTTTTCATAATGTGGAGAATAAACTTCTTGAGACTTTGATGGGCTTCTCCATTCATTTGTAAAGGCATAAACCTCAAAAGGAATTGAGACTTTTTTGCAAAACCAGATTAGATTGAAAAGTTGCTTACAGGTATCCTGAATAACTTCATTCATCGACCCACTCCAATCAAGAATAAAAATCAACCCGTGATTTTTACCATCAGGAATCACACTCATTTTCTTGAACAAATCCTCATTATACTTGTAGGTATGAAGACGTGTGGTATCAAGAACTCCTGTGCGAGCAGTTGATGTTCTGGCATAAGAATCTGCTGCCTTACGACACTCAAATTCCTTTACAAGATAATTGACTTCCTTTTGAGCAGAAGTCTTAAATTGCTTATAAGACTTATCTGCTTCTTCGTATAAATTAAGATTATGAATTGTATCATTATTAGCATCAATATATTTTTTTTGTCTTTCAAAATTTTCATCAATATATTGATGAATCTCTGAATTTTTGGCAATTATAGTTTCTAGGTTGAGATGTGGAAGTTCAACATAAACATTATCTCGGTTATCACTACTTACAAGACTCTCAATTTTTTCACGAAGAGCATCGGCAGTGCGAACTTCTGGTTCTTGTGAAGAAAGATCTGGTATTGTTTGATTTCCACTAGAATTTCCGGAAGATTCTTCTGGTTGTTTTGATTGTGAAGGCTCTTGTCTGTCGTTCTCACTTTCTTCGGTTTCTCCTGTCTGTTCACCAGAAGAGGAATTACCTTGCTGTTCGGAATCGTGAGAATCTAGATTAGCAACCTTTTGTTGTTTCTGCTGTTCTTCCTTACAATACTCATAAAGTTTCTCTGCGGCAATAATCACATCTGTAAAAGTTTCACAGGAATCAATACACTCAACAATTTCCTTCTCTTTGGAATTGAAATTTAGAGGAGAAAGAAAATTACCAACCTTAAAGTAAAGGTTTGTTTTATCAGCAAGATTTAAGGTTTCTAAATCTTCGTCAGCAATCTGAAAGAAGTCCTCATCATTTAATTCTTTATATCCATTATAAAAAGTTTTTGCAAGTCCTGCATACTTGCGTTTCATTAATTTTTCAATACGGGCATCTTCTACAATATTCACAAATTGTTGAGGAATTGTATTATTCTCAAACCAGTCATCATCAGGAGTGAAGAGTGCATGTCCAACTTCGTGTCCTACAAGCAAATCATATACAGTATTACTTGCCTTATCCCACAGAGGCAAAGTCAGAACACGAGTATGAACATTAAAACAAGCAGTCTCAACCCTTTTGTGCTCTACTACAAGGTCTTCGGTAGCAAGCAGTTTTGCGAGTTGAGACTTGATTTCGTGACTAACTGGCATGAGTTTTGTTTTGTATACATTCATAATACAACGAAAGATTGCCCTCTGGACAACTGCTGTGCCACCTTATAAAGTGTCTATATTATGATCCGATCCGACTAAACCCTTTTACTTTTTCAAATTTTATAACATTATCAAACTTATCATCTAAACCAGTCTTATGGGAAATTACAAATATATTAGCATCCTTTATCGTATATTTAATAATCTTAAGAAATTCTTCGGTTCCAAATCCATCTAAAGAACTATCAAATACTTCATCTAATATCAGAAGATTTGTATTTACAGAATTTTTAAATCCAGCAACTTCTCTCCAAGTAAAAAGAAGTGCCAAATCTATTCTCATCTTCTCACCCTCACTAAAAGAGGCATAAGAAAAATCTTCGTGAATTGGTGACTGAACGGTCTCATTAAACTCTTCATCCAAAGTAAAGTTAATATAAAAATCCATCATTTGTAAATACCGATTTACCTGCTGATTTATCAGGGGAAGATATTTCTTAATGATTTTGGACTTAACTCCACCATCCTTCAGTAATCCATATGCAAAATCATAATAATTAATGGAGTCTTTTTTAACTGCCAATTCATCATAGGTTTTCTGAAGAGTTTCTCTGAAAGACTCTAGTTTTTCGTGCTCAGTATTTTTGTTTTTAAGTTGATTGGTAAGTGTTTGAATTTCTGATTCAAAATCTCTGATTTGTCTTTGACATCCAGAGATTTTAGTATTGTTTTGAGAAACTTCATGCGTGAGTTTTGTAATCTCCTTGGAAAGAATATTGAATTGACGCTCTCTTTCTTCTTCTGATTTGATAGTTTCCTCAAGTTCTTGATAACCCGATTGTAACTCTTTTGCTTTATTTTGAGCGTCTGTAATTCTATGTAGTCTAAATGCCTCATCAATATCCTGTGTACAGGTAGGGCATACCGTATTTTCAGTAAAAAACTTATGCTCTGTGGTAATCGTAAGAACCTTTTGTGAGATTTTACCTTTGAGATTTCCAAGTTTACGAAGTTTATCTGCGGCACCTGTGACTTCTTCTTGCTCTTTGATATACTTAAAAATACTTTCCTCAAGTGAAGAATTTTCTCTCATATAAATGTCAACTTCAGCATCTAAATTGGCAATCTTTTTTTGATTGTCATTTATCTTGACATTTCCACGATTTTCCAACTCCTCAATAAAGTTTCTTTGCATTTCAACCTTATCAAAGAGAGATTCTTTTTTGAGTTCTAAAGTCTTTACTTCTTCACGAATCTGACGAATCTTTTCCTTAATTACAGTATTCATAGAAGAGAAAATCTTTATGTCTAAAAGATCTTCAATTACTTCCCTTCTGTGAGCCGCAGGAAGTTGCATAAAAGGAACAAAAGTACTGCTACCCAAAATTACAATTTGAGTAAAAGACTTATAGTTCATTTTAAGAACTGTTTGTTCTAACCACTTCTGCTGATCTACAGATGCGGATGCCTGATCCAAAACTTCACCATTTCGATGAATTTCAAAAATATTTGGTTTGATTCCACGAACAACTTTCCACTCGGTAGTTCCAATAGTAAACTCAACTTCTACAATACAATCCTTTTCATTTACGGTATTGATGAGTTGTGGTTTATTAATTTTCCGAAATGGTCTTCCAAATAGAGAAAAAGTAAGAGCATCTAAAATTGTGCTCTTACCAGCACCATTTGTACCGACAATCAAATTGGTCGAATTTAGAGTAAAATCAACCTCGGTATATTGATTACCAGTAGATAAAAAATTCTTCCATTTTATAGTTTTGAATAAAATCATGTTAATATTTTGGTGGAATTACAATATCATTTTCAGTAATAATCGTATAGTTATATTCATATTGTTTACAAGTTTTTATTATCACTTCATCTTCAACTTCAATCACATGCATTTCTGGGTAATCTTCCTCCTCTAACATCATAGCATATCTAACCGCATCATCTTCTTCTTCAAAAATATAGATGATCTTATCTCCATTAGGGTTAAGTACAGAATAGACACCTTCATCCTCTTGCCCCAGAATTGTAAGTATAAACATTTTTATACCAACTCACAGGCTTCCTGATATATTTCTTTGAACATTTTTTGAATTATTTTTTTGTCCAGATTTATTTCCGATTCTTCAATATATCTGTTCAGAACAGAAAGAGTGTCTTCTGACTCAAATGCTTCAAAATTTTCATTTTCTTCAATTTGAAAGTTCTCAACAATTTTGAGTTCTGCTACATTTGAAGTATAAAGTTTATCAATAAACTTTTCAAACTTTTTAGTATTTGTTTTTTTACGAACGATAACTTTTACAATTTTATTTTCATATTCACGAGTATCAAATGTCTGATAGTTTGTATCCTCATAGTGAATGATATAATACATTCGATAAGGATTATCTACAGGAGTATGTTCTAGTGTTTCAGTATCAAAAATATGAAATCCACGAGTATCATTTACATCATTCCAATACATTTCATAAGGATTTCCCAAATAAAAAACGACACCATTAGTAGAACGAGTATGATAATGCCCAGAAAATACTTTTGTAAACCCATCAAAAACTATAGAATCCATACCATCATCCATCGTATGTCCACGATAGGCTTCAAATCCATTTAGTTCCAAGTGTCCCATCGCAACCTTACATCCACTTTTTTTGATGAGACGTAAAGTTTTTTCTTCATTATCGGCACATATCCAAGGAATGAAAAGAGTATTCAAATTTCCTATTTTAACTACTTCTGGATCACTATAAGTTTTGATATTAGAGTAATTTTGAAGTAGAAGAGATGGGGAATTTACATTATTCGTGTTCTTATAATATGCATCGTGATTTCCCACTAACATATGAACATTATATTTTGAAAGAGGATCTAAAACAACTCTTTTTGTCCATTCTAAACTTTGATAATCAATTGATTTACGACTATCAAAGGCATCTCCCATATGAATAACAGTTGTAATCCCGTGCTGTTCCAGTGTCGGGAAAAAAATGTTTTTATAAAATGACTCAAAATAATCTTGAAAAAGTTTAGAACCTTTTCGGCAACCATAGTGAGTGTCAGTGATGATTGCGACTTTCATTCAATAACGAAGTTTAGAGTGGATTCCATCCTTGATGCTATTATAGTCTGAATAGTTTCCGGTGTCAACTGTATTATCATCGGTAAAGACCTCAGAGTATTCAGAACGTTCAAGAATCTTATTTTTGATTTCTAACTGACGTTTTTCTTTTTGAATACGACGAAGAAAGGCATAGTGAATAATCTGAGTAAAATACGCAAATGGGTTCTGTGATTTCTCTGGGTCAAAGTTATGAATATACTGAACACAGTTTTCAATACCATCAGAAATCATATCTTCCTTGAACATATAGTTTACGAAGTTTGGTTTGAAAGAGAGATGATTTGCAATCTTCAAAAAACACTCACCAATATATCTTGGTATTTGTGATTTTGTATCCCATCCTTTTGACCTATCTTCTCTTGTTGGTTCTCTACCATACTTTCTGATAAAGCTGATTTCAACATCCTCACGATACTTTGTGAGAGCAGCAAGAAACTCTTTATTATTTACGTAATGTTCTGACCTTTTTCTTTTGGTCATAATGTTTGTGGTGATCATAAGTTTTACTCATTATTATGTAGATATTATAACACTTTTAGAAATAGTTGACAAGTTTCTCAAATCTGATAGAATAACCTTTGTGAGGGTTGAAAAGTTATATTAGCTACTTTCATAGAGCTTCTCTAAGATATCTTTAGCATCATTTACACTTGAGAGATATCCCATTTGACGATTAATGTTTGATTCATTATTTTTTCTCTTATAAGATTGTCTCAAATAAGATTGATACATTGATATCATTTCAATATCATAAGATTCAGAAAGAGTCAAAACATCATCAAGTTTGATAATAAACATATCTTCTGTTGTCGTCTTCAACCAGGGTTCTATCTTATATCCAGATTCACCACCTCTACTTTTATATTCAGAGATTACAATTGGGTTTGAGACAATCAAAAAAGTTCTCTCTTCCTCTTCTGAGGCTGCAACTTTGGCAAA